TTTACCAAACAGCAATGTTTCAATCGCAGCCGATATTTCACTGCCGTCGAAATATGGACCGGAGTAGTATACTTTCTTTGGGTCTTTTCCCACCATATTGTGAGCAAACTTTGGTAATACACCATACTTGCTTGTCATTTTATCAATGAATTCTTTTATATCTTGTGTGCAATTTGTTTCCATAATTTTTATAATGTTTTTACCCAATTGACGAACTCTCTGGCCCAAGGCTCCAAGTTTAATCCTTTAATATGCTTCTGAGTTGACACCTTTATGCTGACGTGCTCGTCATTAAAATCTTGTTGATTCTTATTGCAGTGCGGGCACTGTAAAAATAAATTTATCCGAAACTTTAAATTGGGATACTTTGAAATAAGAATATCTTTAAGTAACATGATGTCCTTGACATCGTCGATGTCTTCTATTGGAAGACATCCGCAGTTTGCCATTTCCATGTGATGTTCTACGCCGTGTGATCTTCTGATGAATATTAGTTCTTTATCCGAGTCTTCGAGAAATTTGAGCAGTCTATCAACTCTTCTTTGTAGAGTCACATCATAGTCCTTTATTAGTTCTCGGTGGAAAAATTTTATAGCATACTTCGGATTTACTTCGTGAGATCGCACCATTACTCTATCCTCCAAAAATCCCTTAAAGTTGTGTTGAAATGGCAGATGTGCAGAATGAAAGCACACCAACCAATCGAACGGAAACGAAAACGTTTTATTGCCAGCCTCTCGCAATGCACCAGCCCCACCACAGTCCGCTCCTAATGATACATACACTTTCTCCATAGTTTAATTTGTTTTTAGATTTATATACGGCTCTACAATATCATATTCTCTATCCGCAAATATTACATCTTTTCCTCTGAATGGCAATTCAAATTCTTTATGAACCAAAGAAATCCAGTCCTTGTCTTTGTTGTGACTCCAACAACTGACTTTTTTTAGCATTGCTTCTTTTGAACGCACCCATGAGTAATGATGTACAAATGGACTACCATTGTATGTTGTCATTGCCCTGCGACGATTCATTGGCACAAACCAAAACATTCCTTTGCGTTCTTCTTGATGAAAGATAAAGTCGTCATTTTCTGTGATTGGACCCTTCTTCACAAACACCGTGTTGTCTTCCCATGTTCGGCTGCGAAACTTAAAGTCTCTGAAATACCAGTAATGGGCAATTTTATAACTATCTAGCATACCCGATTTTTCTTCTTCATTAAGCCAATCAATAAACTTGTTGGACTCAACGATTTCATCAGTGTCCAGAAACAAAAAATATTCTGTGTCTATTGATGCCAACTCAATACCAATTTTACGAGAAATGTTACAATGCCAACGCGAAGACTTGGTATTGTCATAAGCAAATTCTACAAACTGAACACCCGTGTTTTCCAGCACAGACTTTTCTTGTAGTGCTTTATTTTCTTCTGTACCATCATGAAAGTGGTCGCAGTATGGTATGATTATTTCATGTGAAAATGGTCGAACATTGTCAATGCAATACTTCAAAAAGATATAATCATTCGTACAATAGTTTATAATGGTAGTAATTTTCTTCATATTATGAATGTATAGCATAGCTTCCGTACAGAATATTCCAGAATCCGTCTTTACGGTCAAAATTAACGGTTACTCGTTTAGCGTCAATTATATCAATTGGATATCCAACATCTTTCATGATGCTGTCAAGCATATGCTTTTTTTCTCTTGGAATGGCAACATGATCACAAGGATAGTCGGTATTGATTCTGACTAGTATATAGTCGAGCGACAATAGTTTGTTCAACAAGCTTTCTGAGCTTTCGTTGAAGCAACTCAACCAATTATTCTCTACCTCAACAAACATTATTGGTCTTGAATTCTTGATAAGATTGTCGGCACCTGCCAATAAGAGTAATTCGGAACCTTGCACATCAATTTTTATGAATGATACTCCATTTGATATAATGTCATCAATACGAACCATTTCAACAACGTCTCCACCAGTACCAACTTTTGTTGCTCCTATATTTATCTGGGCGGCGTCCACATCTACATAATCCATTTGAATCATCTTATTTTCATTGCCAATTGCAGCATTGATGCAATATACATTTCTCAAGTCATTCAAAAACACATTACCATTCAATTGTTGATAAATTATTCTCAATGGATCAAACGAAATTACTTTTCCAGTACGCCCAACCAACTTTGACAATGTCACGGTATGATATCCAAGATTGGCTCCACAATCCAAACAAGTGTCTCCGTCTTTCACTATATTCTTGACCACATTGTAAAAGTGAGGCTCAAAGTCGCGATTTTCAATCAAAGCTTTGCCCAGTGAGTCGTTGGGCAGCACTAAGAATTTTCCATGTTTTGCTTGTATTATATTTGGCATTTATTTTATATACACCGCGTCGAATTTGTTTATAACATTCTTCGGTGAGAACTTATCCGAATAACAATCCCAGTCTATATCCTTCACATACTCTTTGTCAATTTGTAATAAATACGAAAGCAGTTCTTCTTTATTTTTATATGTCAACGCCTTGTCTCCGAGCATATCAATATGTGCTCGCATATACCACCAATATGGTGCGTCAAAGGTAAATACAGGTTTGTTGAATGATGAAAATTCTCCAATCGCCAATCCAAAAGTTTCTCCGTCCGAACGCGCGTGTATCATAGCATCGCATGTGTTGATAAACTTACTTTTGTATAAATTACTTGGATTGAATGGTATGAATAATGCGCGTGGATGGTCAGTAAACGGCTTGGTATTTAAGAAAATTGCCCACAAATCATTTCTGGTGACGAGTGCTTGCTGAACCGCCACCTGTGCATCTTTTACATCGAATTGATTATAACCACCCACTCTACCAATCACAAACGCATTTTTAGGTACACCTAAATCATCATGTAGAGTTTCATTTGTTTTTGGTAAATTTATGATATGAGGAACCCACAGTTCCTTTTTGAAATATTTAGCCAACCATTCGCTCACTCCTGCATACACTGTTCCATGCGGTTCCTGCATACTAAACACACAATGTATTGCGGTTTTACAGTTGGTGGGAAAAAATTCATTTCCGCCGGCACGAGTCATGTAAAGTACATCAATCTTTTCTTTGTCTACTATGTTGGGTAGTTCCACCGACATATTTTCATATAGACAACATTTAAATTCAGAAAATCTAGATTCTACGTGTGTGGATTTTGCCGCCGAACTTATTATTATAGGTTCGTGCCCCAACACATTTCTCAGTGCATGAGCATAATCATACATTACAGTACCATTGCCACGGTCATCTATTGCTGGTGCGTGTAGTCCAATTTTCATCCTTGTCCCATATTGGCTTTTATTGACCAATTTTTGTTGTAGAACATATTTTGGTTGCGTTGTCTTTCTATTGTCTTGTCATGAATAATGGCATAATCAACTTCTTTTGGAAGATCTGTCACAATAGATGCTCCTATGATTGTTTCGTGCAATGGCTTGTGCCATTGTATTCTTAAACTATTTTTATAAATACGAGATTGATAATCTCCAGTCGTGTGCCAATTTATAATAGGCAAATCACCAAACTCTGGCAATTTTGATATATGCCAACCCCAGTTTCTAGCATCATTGTCTGTGGCACCTCGTACAATATTTACTCGTGGAACTCTATACAATTCAACCGTGGGATTTGACTCAATGATTTCATGAATGTTTTCTAATAGAGGCTGAGAAAGATATTCGTCCGCGTCACATTGCACAATATAATCACCCACACACCGCTTGCTACCATAATTTTTATGTTCAGCAAAGTTTTTGTTCAATTCATGTTGAACAACAGTGAACCCATAACTTTTTGCTTTATCCAAAATTTTTATGGTGTCTGGATTGTCGGAGAAATCGTCCAATACAACGACTTCATCGTTTATAGCAACAAAGTCGATATGAGTCTTGAGCTTCTCAATCAGTTGCAGAAGCTCAAGTGTCTCGTTGTGAACAGTTACTAAATAACTGATTTTCATCCTGTGACTGGTTCGGGTGTTGGAATCTTCTTGAACTTTGGTAGAGTAATTGCCACTTTCTTTTCAAAAACCGGCAAATTCTTGTCCAAAATATCCATGAACACTTTGTTTCCAGCTTCAAGTGTGAACTTTTCGCTGTTTTGCTGACGCAGTTTTTCTGCATTTGGAATATACTTGATATAGTTATCAAAAATATCTTCCAGTTTTTGAGCAGCAACACTATAGTTTACATTGAACCATTGTGCTTCTTTGATTAGCCAATCATTACATGCACTTGGTGGAATATTGACCAATGTGCCGGTCAACAAGTTTGCAAGCTCGGCTGACAAAAAGTCAACATGACCGCTCCAACCACTGGCGAGCAATGGCTTTCCGCTTAATGTTGCTTCAAGCAATGGACGACCAAATCCTTCACCGTGAGTAAAGCTTACATGTGCCTTCACCTTTGGATGATTGTATAGTCTATTCAATTCCTTTGGCTCCAACTCACCATGAACAAGATAAACGTTTGGCAAGTCTCCAGTTAATGGATTTCTAATATCATTTATTTTTTTCAACAAGTCGGTTTTATCCATCTTGCTGAATGTTGCACCGCTGGTCTTGAGAATAAGAGCGGGCTTCTTTTTCTTGTTCTTGAACACTTCACTGAATACTTTTATAAGCATTCCAACATCTTTACGATCCGCACCCAAGTCTCCTTGTAGCCAATGACCAACAAACAAATAACAGAAGTCTTCTGCAATAGCATCAATGGCAGTGTCAATTTCTGCTGAAGGCTCGTTTGTCTTTTTGTAGATATTCACATCAACACCCTCAAACGCAACTTCGATTGGCTTGTTTAGTACAATCTTTTCTTCTGTACCATTTTCATGTTTCTTTGTGTATGATGCTTTCACAAAACCTTCTTTAGCGAAGTTGGATGGAACAACATTAAGGTTCATTCGATTCATTCCTTCTATCCATTCAGCCTTTGGAATTGTGCTTTCAATACCAGCAGTTACACCGATATTATACTTACCAATTGGTTTGAACTCATTGGGAATAGATACTTGAATAAACAACTCTGGTTGTGCTGATAGTTGATTTATTATTCTGCTCTTGATTTCTTTGACCATTGGAGCATTTTCATCATCAAGCATGGTGTTTGGACATACACCCCATCGCATAGGAATTATCTTTACATCAAACTTGTTACTGTTGATTAGTGCATCACAAATTTGTCTCATGTGATCGCCATAACCACTACGAGATGCTACCGGTCCTTGGATTACACATACAGGTTTTATTTCATTACTCATTATATAACCTTTATTTTATTATTACGGAGTTGTTCCAGCCGTATTCTGGTCTTCTTGTTCAGCAATGATTGCTTCAATTTCATTTTCTACATCATTGATGCGGTCTTTGAAATCAACATTTGCTGACTTCTTCTCCTTTTTTATTTCAGCGAGCTGTTTTGTTAGCTCGTATACTTTTGCTTTTGCTTCTTCTTTAGTTAGTGGTTTAGCCATAATATTTTTTAGTTTAGTTGAATTTATTTTTTGCTTCTGTTCTGTCAATCTTTGGCAGAATGAAACCAAGACTCTTGTTTGGCATGTTGTGCCCAACATATTCATCTTGACGATGAATGTTGAAGCGTTCTCTGCCTTTCCAGTTTGATAACATATTGTCGATGCCAACTGCCATAGTTTCGCACATTCTCTCGGAACTCAATCCTTCTGAACTCATGAGCCATTCACGACCTTTGAGACCACGATCTTTGCGATTTTCACGACCAACTTCATACCAGTGCATCATTGCTACAGCCGCATCTTCCCAACGAGCATAATCAGCTAAGATGTATGGAGTTGGAATACTTCCCTGTATCATTCTTGCTCCGGGAAATATTGGTGTAACCCAAGTACCGTGATTCTTGTATCTACCATCTGCATTGGTTCCCCAGTTTGTATCAAACTCTACAGGATTACCATTTTGATCTGTAAATCCACATTGATCTTGCAAACCACCGGTTACTGTTACGAGTATTGGTGTACCGGCGGCGATACTTTCCGCCGTTCCAAGACCAAATCCCTCGTTGTCAGAAAGATTTATTGTAACATCAGCAATATTATAATACTGGTTCATGCGTTCCGGCATAACTTTGTCTGTACTAAATACTACATCATAATCGGGACAAAACGCCGTTTTACATGCTATCAAATCTGTGCCTGCTTCTTCCAATGGAGCTGTGTGCAAAAACAACACACATTTAGCTGCTTCTTCTTTGGTTAGATTGTCGCAGAAGTTTCTATAAGCAAGCATGATTGTGCTGGTTTGCTTGCGACGAATATTGCGATTGTTATAAAAAATAACATAGTTGTAATCTTTCTTGAACAATTGCTTTTTTAACACACTTAGTTCTTTTAATTCAGATTCACTTGTTAATGGCTTGAATGCTTTTGTATTGATGCCATGTGGCACATAAGACACCGTGGTTGGCTTGTTGAGCACACTACCCAACACACCTTCTACGATATTCTTGGTTTGTTTGCTTATGCAGCCAATCCAATCGCAGCTTTCATAAAATGCTCTGTTATACATCGGATATGGTAAATCATCCCAAATACTATAATAACCAATTGGCATCTTTTGACGAAGTTCGCGTTCCATTTGATATAACCAACCCCAAAAACGAGGATCAGTAAAGTGCATCAATCCATCTGGCTTTTCAAGCTTGATGATTTCATTTAGAATTTCCGGATTGCCATAGCCATCAACTGGATATAAACGAACATATGCATCAGTAATACCAGCACTGTTATTTACTGCACCGTCCAAATTTATTATCTTTCCCTTTTCTGGATGTTGAACAGAACCTGCTATTTGTACCCAATTATACTTTCCAGCAAGTCCGGTTACGAACTCTCTTGCCATTGTAGCAATACCAGAATGCATTCTCAAGTCGTCGCACAGTAGTATAATTTTCTTTCTGTCCTTTTGAGGAATATAACCATTATTCATATATAAAATTCAGTATGTTTTAAATTTGCGTATTGTCAAATTATTAAAATGCACTGCCGCTAATTTGTAAAGAATTTGTGTCGTCAATTTTCTTTTTGAAGTCTGGGTCATTGGTGTATAGATACACACAACGATTGACTAGCTTTTGCAGTGTCATTCCGCTACTTACCCCTGATTCTTTGAACAATGTATATTTGTCCTTAAAAATGTGAATACTGGTAAAAGATGTTTCGTGATTTGATTTTAGTTTCATATGTTGTTGTTTTTCCTATATACATATATATGAAACTAACATTTCGTATATATAAGAAATCAAATCAATATATAAAAACTACTTATCAACTTTCTTTTCCATCACAATAAAGCTTTCCTTCGGCGTTCTTCAATTCTTTAAAAATACAATATTTGCAATTCTTCTTTGCTTTGCCGGGTTGTTTAGGAAATACACCTTCTTTATTATATTCTCCATCTTTATCAAATCCAGAATTGATAAACTCTAAGAATGATGTTTCAACTTCTTTCATGCTCATTTTTCCATCCGGTGGGCTGATGCGTTGAATGCGTTGTTGTGGAAACGCCACATCTTCGTATAGTTTACGTTTTACAACAAAAAATTCAATTTCAATGTCAGTCATCGGAACCTTGAACATTTGATTATAAAACCGTTTATACAACAGCAATTGATCGATCTTGGTTCTGTCTGCCTTCTGATATTTGTTCCAACCATTGGTTGATGTCTTGAAATCTAAAATAAGTACCTTCTTGGTCATTTTGTCTCGTAACACAATATCAAGAAATCCTTTATATAAAATAGTACCACCGCGCAATGGAATTTCCAATGGCAGTTCAATACCAACCAGTTCATATTTCTTGCTTGGAAAATGCTTGCTGCGTTGAGCATATGCCAATGTATGGTCCAGAATAACTTTACCATCATTCTCAAACTCTTTGACTGTATCTTGAGTGATCAAGCCCAATGCATCTCTTTCGTCTTCAGTCAACTTGAGTTGTTCATCTGTGGCAATCTTCAGGTCTTTTAAACCTTCTTCATATTCTTTCTTGAACAAACTAAATGCATCCAAAGCATCTGCTTCAGCAGTTCCCACGGTATATAACAAACGAAGATATTCTTGCAATGCAGCATGAATGGCTGTACCAAATGTGGTATGTATGCTTGCTTCATATGGTGCCAACTTATCAATATAAGAAAGCTTCCATTCCATAGGACATTTTAGCCATTTGCTATATTGACTGAAACTTACCGACTTGAGTTTTTTTACTGATGCTGCTTGTTCGGTTATAACATGCATAGGCTCGATAGTTTCTACAAGAAATTGATTAGACATATACTGATACTATATCTCAATAAAACTATCTGTCAATGCTAATGACTGTATATTTATTATGAACGATGCAAAATAAATCTTTCACGCACATATTACAAAAAACGGGTGTGCTAAAAACATTCACAGTTGCAAAAATAGTCAAAAAGCGAGACATTGACGAACTAAAAGCATTGGTAAAAAGTGTGGCTTCAGACGAAAATGAATATAAAAAAATGTTGAAGGAAGAAATGTCTAAAATCTCCAATATGCATGACCAAAGTAATCCAATACCTGGCATCATTTATCCTGTGCCAGATGATGATAGAAAAAAATTATTGGTTGCCATCACCACAAAATTTTGCAAAGGAATAAAAACTCAAAAATTTAGCAAGCGAGAACTTGCATTTTTGATTTCGGCAATCATCAATGAACTTGGGTTGACACAAGAAGATTTTATCACTCTAAAAAAAGAATTGGAAAATCAGATTGATGATGACGAAGACGACGAAGACGATAATGATGGCGACGAAGATGATGAAGAAGAAAGTCAGAAGTTCTGAACCCAAATATTCATAAATTTGTCTACATGAGTATTTAGTTGGGGGTCAAGCAACAAATCTTCTGGTAATTTGCATTCTACATGTTCCCATTTAATGGCATGATGTGCAGCATCTTCGATCTTTGGATCATTTTCTTTTTCGTGTTCATTGGCGGGTTGAACAAATACCTTGTGTCCCCACTGAATATCCCAAGTAAATTTGCTGATATGACACAATATTCCATTTACTTCATTCTTTAGAAAGTATAACTCGTCTTTTTCATATACATCATAACGAATATCTGTGATGATATAATAATCATAATTAGTTTCATCAACTGTCTTCTTGGCAATATCAACCCAATATCTACCATCTGTGCGCTTGCGTTGAGCATCGCCATACCATACAAGCATAGGACGAATAATCAATTTTTCTTCTGGAATAGTTGTGAACGCAGAAATACCAAGATTCTTCATCAAAAAATCATTCACATCTGACTTTAATGGGTCAGCCAAAGCAATTCTTTTTACAGATTTGCCCGCCTGTTGAAGTTTATATGTAAGAATGGAAGCAAATGTATCTTTACCACTACGGGCGCAACCGCCAATACCCACTACCTTTTTATTTGATGTTTGCATATTTTATCGTTTACTCTTTTCCAATAACTCTTCAATTTGATCTGTGTCATACCCATAATTTTTCACAATGCTGCGAATGTCATCGTTGGTCATAATACTAATATATTCAACAACATTGCGTTCACTGTCTTTGAAATGCATACACAACAAAGTCAATAAAGTTTTATTATATTTCTCTCCGCTGTTTTTTATATATGGCACAAACACTTTGGCTTTTGGTACTACAGTAATACAAATTCTATAAAACTGCTCTGGAGTTAGTTTATCTTGATAATATTGTAAATCATTGATGCTGTCAACAAAGTCCATCTGCATGCTCAAAAATCGGCATACCATATAATTACTCCAAGTCTTTTTATCCGCGTCAGACAATGTATCAAAGTATTTGGGATTTTTTCCTACACGCACTTCATTGATGTGATCAAATAAACTTTTAGTCTTTGGCTTTTTATCAACTTCGTTTTTTATTTTTGCCATGTTAGTTTTCAACTATACAATAGTATGGATATATGTCAACAAAATCATATGAATTTGACAAACCCGTCGTTTATGCGATTTTTAATAATTATGTTGGCGGCTTTTTCCAACGCTTCTTCTTTAATTTTTAAATAATCTTCCACAGTGGCAGTTGAAGCATATTCCATAATCATATGATTATCATATGCTTGTTGGGCCTCTTCAAATGTTGCTTTATCTAAATCAAGTTGGGTTACGCCTATTTGGTTCATAAATTATATTTGTTGATATATTAATTCCAAATTCTGTGTTTTTCTGCAACCCATTCATTCCCATCATACTCGTCAATCTGCCATTGAACATCATCGGGAATCTCTACAACTTTAAGTTCAGCATAACCTCCATCGGCAGCTTCTCCCAGTTGCTCTACAATTTCTACCAGAATAGGATTGTTTCTCGCAATATCACGCTCGTATATAGTAACCGTACCAGCACGCTCATTAAAAAGGGCAAGAGCTTTTTCGGAAAGCCCAAAGCCACCGTAGCAAGTATTGATTATAATTTTCATTTTATTTCTTCCACACTCTTTTGTCGTATTGTACGAATGTGACAAGACCAAATGCGTTCTTGGCATTGGACCATGTACCTTCATTGTTCTTTTGGCTGACTATTTTTGTGTATGCCGCATTTTCAGTCAATGCTTCTGGATTTGCAAGATAGAACTTGTTTCCAAGTTCCAGCTTACCAAATTCTACCATACGCGGACCTTCGTTGTTATTATTCTTCATTTTTGTTTTCCTGTGTCAAATTTTTGTGTTGTTTTTTATTGAAATTATTGGTGCGATTAACATTGTCTCGCACACTACGGATTTGTTGCTGTTCCAATCTATATAGTCTTGAGTTAAGTTCGGTTGTTTTACTATTTATTTTGCTATGGTCTGAGTTATTTTTCTTTAGTTGCTCAAATGCAACTTTTAGTGTATCTGTGATTGCATTTCCTGCTGTTGCAAGTGCTCTTTTATGTGCACCATCTTGTTCAATTATTTTTGCGTCTTGTTCAATTATTTTTTGCTGCAATTTCTTTATTTGATAATAGGAACGAACGGAATATGCAAGCAGTAAAACGCATAGTGTTAATGTAAAATAGTCCATAAATAAAAGGATGTATCAGATTATGATACATCCTTTGTTTTGTCAATGCTGTTTTATGCTACAACTTCCTTCACATGCGTTACATTGTCCAAGAAGTGTACCCAACTTGGATGATGTGCTACATTGATTGTGGAACTGATGGGCAATGATTTGGGAGCAAATGGCTTGCGAATGAGCGTCAAACCAGCTTGCTTTGGCGTCTTGTCTGCCTTTTTGCTGTTGATATCTTTATGACACCATACCATGTTTTCAAATGTGTTTCTGCCACCTTGAGCACGAGGAGTAACATGGTCAATATTGCCTTCTTTCCAAGACAAAACTTGACCAGTGTATTGACAAATGCCGCCGTCACGCTTTCGGATTGCTTCCTTGGTTGGACGAGGTTGCACGGTCGGCATCTTGCTATAGTTGGGCTGAATAATAACCCGTGGAGCACGAATAACCATGTTGGAGGTGTGAATCGCCAAGTCATAGTCCCTAACTGGCAGCTTTCGCCATTCCTCCCAGCCAACAGGTTGGGTGTATTCGGGGCTGTTCCAATCAACATTTCCGTCAGCATCAATCGGAAATACCATGTCAATAGCCATAGCAGCAGGAGAATTTCCCTTTTCTCCTCCTAGCATAGATATAAGAGCTTCTTTCACGGTTTTAGTACCGAGGGCTTGCCAAACGCCGTTTAGACATAATACTGGTTGGTTTATAACATTCATTTTTATAACATTCTTTATATACCTATAACTATGATAGGCTTTTTATAAAAAGTCAAGATGCTTGTTCAGATATTTTTACTTTTAGTAAATCTTCTCGGATACATCTCAACTCACCAATATTGATTCTAAGAACTTCTGTAATAACAGAACCGGATGCGTTATTTGGATGATTAGTCAATACATCAAGCAATTCTTGTTTACCTGATATAGTATTGTTTAGATTATCTATAACATTTTTCAATGTCATTGTAAAACTTTGAGTTGAAGATGCGGATCAACATCAACTTCCATATCGCCGTCAAACAGAATAATAGTTTTATTTCCTTTATTTACAACCAGTGATACTATTAGTGTTTTGCCCGACGCACTCAACACTTTGTCACCAACCACCAAACGCTTTGCTGCTTTTTCAATGTAATTTTTTGTTTTTGTCATATATTGTTTATTTGATAATATCCTCAATTGCGGCGAGTTTTTCTTCTTCACTTCTGTATGTAAACAATGTGGCTTCTTCTGCTCTGGTAATTTTTGTTAGTGTTTCATTCATTAGTGTCAATTTCATGCGATCAATTGATTTGATATTGTCAATCGCAATCACAAATATAGCATCTTTGATTTTTTTATGAAACTTTGAGGACAATCCTTCAATTGTAATAGTCCCACTATTGTATTCATAATTGACGCGAAAAAATCCTTTCTTCAACGCAGCAACACGCACAGGCTGTTCTTCATCTGGCAAAGTTTTAACATCCAATCCATATTTCAATGCAATTTTTGGATTGTTTTGCAACCATCTGTAATGCCATTGATCCAGAGACACAGGCTTACCATCTGGTAAAATCCACATTTTGGATGTAAGAAGATCTGTCTTATGTGAAGCCACTGCCTTCAGTTCAGAAAACAATTTACTTTCTCTTAGCAATTCATATTTCTCTCTTAGTAGTTTAATCATATATTAATAAGTATATTTCCAATATTCAATAGTATAGGGCTTGAACTATATAAAGTCAAGCTCTATGTTTTTACTTCAATACTTGATATAGCAATTTCTTATATTCATCCGAGCCTATGGACTTACGGTCCATCATCTTGAATATAATCGCACTTCTGCCTGTGCTACCGTATGCTTGTAATACTTCCTTCGCGGCAATATTACGAGCAATGTTCATACGCTCAGACGCAAACTCAAACAATGCAGTCATAATCTTGTGAACTTCTTTCATAGCATCGCAGATACGCGAAGCATGCCCAGTTGCAATTGTAGCAATTTCAAAATCAAACTTTATAGTTAGATATTCAAAGAATTCTACATAACCAGTTGGTTCATGTGATAATGTGTGCCGTGGCATAAACCAGTCAATATACACATCAATTATTTTGTCTATGCTAGAAATTTCACTTTTTGCACGATGTAAGAAAAGATAGCTCGCGGCTTTTACTTTACGAATTTGTTGTTCGTTTCCATAATACACACACAAACCTTCTTGATCTTTCAAGACTTCAACTGCCGACTTCATTTCTTCAACAGAGTTGTAAGAGAAAGTGCGAGGACGTGGTAAATCCCAACTCTTTGCATACAAGTCCAACACACTCTGTGAAGCAAGTGTATAATCCGCGTGTCCGATTGCAGCAATCAACTTCATTTCTGGTTCATCGCCATAATTTAGTACAATTCTATTTGTGGGACTCAACCACTCACATATAAACGATTGATCGTATGTGTCGGCTTGATTCAACATATCTGCAAACTTTGGATACTTTTGAAGCAAATAGTCAATTTCATGTCCATTTGCTTGCTTACGAGCATTTACAGTTCCACGGGTGCGAATAACAGTATGACCCTTGTAGCGAGAAAAGATTAGAGTAGAACCGTCCAACTTTTCCATCAACTTCGCGTTTTTTAGATCAGAAGGTGCTGGAAAAATGTCAGGCTTTTCATCATAATTGAAAAATTTCTTGAACGACAATGAAACGGGATGCCCATCTTTATCCCACAATGAAGAACGATAAATAAGGTTTTCTTTAGTCCAAACCGCTCCAAAATGAATTGGTTGAATCAAATAGCATTCATGTTCTCCAACAAATTGTTGATGAACCATAAACGACTCTTTGTCGATAGTTTGTAAGTCAATTTTCACTACTTTAATATGGCACTTTTTTATATAATGTCAAGAACCTTTCACAAATCTGAGTCGTCAATGTTGATTATAACCGAATCAAGGAGTTTGTATATGTCTCTGGAATAAGTGTGTAGATCAAATTTATCACCGAAATTTTCAGGCTTCTTCTTATAATCTTTTAGATATGCACATAAACAATTCATTCCTGTCCAAGCAGAAATCAAATCTTTGCGTTGTTTTTTTGTAAGTGGTTTGTTTTTCATATAGAAAAAATCCCACGGGTTTAGCGTGGGATTTGATTTATAACCTTTGATTGCTAATTATTATTTAGCAAGAATCTTGCGAAGGTTGGCAACGGCGCGTCCATCAAGGCGAACCTTATTGACTTCACCAGTAGCAGGATTGAATCCCGTAACATTTAGATGAGTGCTTTCGCTCTTGACGCCCTTGACAGGACGAGAAAAAGAAAGTTCATAAGTAGAACCCTTGACGAGTGTGGAGACCTTGCGGCCATTGTTTGTTTTATTTGTTTTAGTCATATTAGTATGATTTAGTTGTTATTTGATAATGTAATTTTTATTACACAGTTAGTATGCCAATTATTTATCAAATGTCAATAAGTTTTTGCGAGAAATCTTATTTATAGCAGATTCTTTATGTTTGAACTCAAAGTCAAGATGCAAATCTTTTGTATATGTAGAATATACCATAGGTACAAATGTAGGAAAGTCGGCATGAGCACGAGGATTTTTACCAGCAAGTGATTCGCTAAAATGAAACAATGGAACAATATTATCTGGCCAAGTAGATACAGCCATCTCAAATGCTTGTTGTTCCGTTAGGTTTCCAGAATTACATTTATGGTGCAAATTGTCGTATGTGATTGGAATACCTGTACGTTTATAAAGATGTTCGTGTAAATTATATACAGTCCAACTCTTTAGTTTATCTTCGTTCTCGAAGACCAATCTGCTTGTTACAGATTTTGACATGTGTTTGATAACTTTTTCCAATCTATCAACAACTTCACTAAACTTGGCGTCATTATAACAATTCATATGAATATTGATTGGTGCTTCATATGATTGTGGCAGTTGAAGCAAATCCATAATCATAGCATGTTGTTCAAGGTCGCGAATAGAGTTTTTAGCAACACCATTTTTTGGACTTGCGGGAACCACAAACTGGTCTGGGTGCATACTGCAACGCACTTTGTTTTGTTTAATAGTAGTAGCACATGCGCTAAACTCTGATATAATATCTGAGAAATTATAAAAATCATTTATGCCAAATTTCAAATCGGGATGTGTCATCAATGGAAACACATTGCTACCAATTCTATAATTCCATTTGTTTTTGGCACACTCTTTGATTATAGAATGGATAGTCTTGATATTATTGAAC